GGGCAAAAGAAAACAACACAACATATAATAATTATTTTGAGATAGTATCACCTAACTTAGCAGTATTTCATATTTGTAGTGGAAAGATTTCGCCTTGGGTACTATTTAATAGTATGGCAGCACAAGAATTAATTGATAGATTTAATCCTGAACAAATTAAAATGGTTACTGATTATTTAGAAATAGATTATTGGGAACGTGCAATGAAAGTAAATCCACAAGACACTAAATGGGTAAAAGAAATAATGGAGCAAGCAACTATATGATATTGTCAATACTTTACATATTAGCATGTTTTGCATTACCAGTATATATGTTGTATAAAATGAATAAGGAGAAACCAGATGATCGTTAATACTGATATTGACATTGATGTAGCAAATAGAGACAAGCTACTTAAAATTATTAATGGAATACCAGCAATGATTGCACGTGATAACAAACAAGTTAAGCACAACACTGGCGTATACTTTCATGACATTCCTAGCAACCCGTTTACAGGCATGGCTACAATTGATCATAAAGAAGCCGAAAGCATGGGTTACTTTAAGATTGATATACTTAATGTTGGCTTATATAAAAAGATAGAATCTAAAAAACAATTAGATGATTTACTAGCAATGAAACCAATGTGGGAGTTGTTAGAACATAAAGAAGTAGTAGAGCAATGTTTTCATATTCATAAACACTTTGCTATTGTTGGACAAATGAAACCAAAAAGTGTTGAACAAATGGCGGCTGTTTTGGCTATCATTAGACCAGCCAAAAGATATTTAATTGGTAAAGATTGGAATACCATTAATTCGGAAGTATGGGTTAAGCCTACAAATGGCGAATATTATTTCAAAAAAGCACATGCCCATGCGTATGCAATGGCTATTGTATTACAATTAAATATGCTTGCTACTGGTTTTTCTTTACAAGATTAATACTTCTACGTTTGATACGTTTAGTAATGCTATTACTTAATCTTACTTCCGGTCCTGCAATTACGTCCATCTGTTTAACATTAAAACTTTGTACACAATATTGGAAATTCCATCTATTAAGCAATGCAATATTAATAGGTAACTTTCTATTAGTTTCCCACCACCATTCTTCGCCAAGTTCTAAGAACTTTGCTTTTTCGGTAGTTTCGTTTAATCGATCGTAGACATACATGCTCGCAACATGGTTATCTATATTTTGGATTATACCTAGATACTCGTTGCCAGCATACTCTACCACGGTAAGGAACGGATATTCGTCCAAGAGTCTCTGATGTTTTGTTTGCATTACTTCTATTTATGCTTTCAAAATCTGGTACTATTTGATAAATACAATACAGGAGTCTAACACATGTCAAATTACGGAACAACATATAATATAAACCAAACAGGCGAATTATACGCATTAGAAGACCACGGTTCAGCACCAGGACTAGGAAAGTATGCAAGTGCAAAAGGCACCGCAGTTAATAGTCCAGTTAATTATAGATTCTTAAAATTATTCCGTGGCTTTGATAATGAGTTTTTCTTTTTTGTAAAGAATCAAGATAGAAAACCTATTATGTTACATGGTACTACAATGCAAGTATCGTTAATTGATAGAAGCGACAGATCAACTGTAATAAGTAAAAAAGCAATTATAACTGATTACGATGCAGGATCTGTAAAAGTAGTAATAACAAGTGGTGAGAGTGGATTATTTTCACAAGGGTTATACGACCTAGTGTTTAGTTACACAACTGACCAAGGTTTAGTAGTTCCTATGTATTGTGATTTGAATATGAGACCCAACTATACAGTTGAATGTTCAGAAGAAGGCGATGCATTACCACTTACTACACAGATCAATGATTCATTTACTACACAAATAATCAACACTGATACATACTATTTTAGTAGTGCATTACGTGCAACTGGTTACTATAATAAGCCAAACGGACTTATTACTATTGCTGTTTATGGAACAGGATATACTGGTAATTTTTGGGTACAAGGTGCATTAAGTGAAAACCCACTAGAAAGCGACTGGTTTGATATTACTTTAGGTACATATACACAACCATTCTATCCATATAACGGACATACTGGAATAGATCCGTGGACATTCCGTACAAATGTTAAATATATTAGAACAAAACACACTCAACCGACAGGAACACTTGACAAAGTTATAGTTAGAGTGTAATATATACACATGGCTTTAATGAATACATACGTGAGAACTCTGGTTCCGGTTAACTGGCGGTCTAGTCCTAGTGGCTGGATTAGTGGTAACTGTCCGATGTGTGTACGCAATGGACAAGCAAGACCAGATAAGAAAGGCAGAGGCGGTTTCTTATTTGATGATGATAAGTTTCAATATAATTGTTTTAATTGTAATTATAAAACAGGCTGGAGTCCACAAAGCAAAATTACTGTAAGATTAAAAAATCTACTAGTTACACTTGGTGCTGATGAAAGCGATATACAACGTATACAGTTAGAATTATTACGTGAACAAGATGTAGAAACGTTATTAATAAAAACAGAAAAACGTAAAAATTTAGTTATTGATTGGGATGAGAAAAAACTCCCAGATGACGCAAAACCTTTTATGGACTTTACAGAGCCAGATGCAGATTGGACAGAAGCAGTAGCATACTTAACAGATCGTGGATTTGATGTAACTGATTCTAGATTTATGTGGAGCCCAAGTAAACAACATGGAAGAGTAAACAAAAGATTTATATTACCATTTACATATAAAGGTAAGGTAGTTGGCTATACAGCAAGATGGGCAGGAAATACTATTCCTAACGGAATGCCTAAATATTATAATCAACAACCAAAGAAAGACTTTGTATATGGATTAGATAAACAAACTAGTGATAAGCAATTTGTTATTGTAACTGAAGGGCAACTTGATGCTATAGTTACAGACGGGTGTGCAATTGGTAGTAATAATATAAATGATGAACAAGCAGATATACTACATAGTTTAGAAAAACAAATTATAGTATTACCTGATGCAGACGAAGCTGGTAAACTAATGTGTAAATCAGCTATAAAGAACGGTTGGATGGTAGCATTTCCCGAGTGGAATGACTGTAAAGATGCAAGTGATGCCTTGACAAAATACGGAAGATTGTATACAATAACAAGTATAATAGATAGTGCTGAAAAGAATCCAACTAAAATTGAACTATTAATGAGAAAGTATTGTAAATGACAGAACAAGCAAAAGAATATAATATAGATCTACAACGATTATTTGTAGAATTTTTAGCACAAGATAAAGATCTGTTTGCTAGAATAAATGGCATTTTAGATCCTGAATACTTTGATAGAGAATTACGCAAGGGTGTAGAATTTATAAAAGAACATGCAGTAGGATATAGTGCATTACCTACACGTGAACAAATCTTAGCAACAACTGGGCTTGAATTACAAGAATTAAAAGATGTCGATGATAGACATAAAAAATGGTTTATAGATGAGTTTGAAGTATTCTGTAGACACAAAGCATTAGAATCGGCAATTTTAAAAAGTGCAGATTTATTAGAAAAAGGTGATTACGGGCCAGTAGAACGTATGGTAAAAGAAGCAGTACAAGTTGGACTTGCTAAACATATGGGAACAGACTATTGGGAATCACCAGCAGAACGTATTGAACGTGTTCGTAATCAACGAGGCGGTACAAGTACAGGCTGGGCAGAAGTTGATAAGAAACTATATGGTGGATTTAATAGAGGTGAATTGAATATATTTGCTGCACCATCTGGTGGTGGTAAAAGTTTATTCTTACAAAACTTAGGATTAAATTGGGCACTAGCAGGATTAAACGTTGTATACGTTAGTTTAGAACTTAGTGAAGAATTATGTAGTATGCGATTAGATAGTATGTTAACAGGCATGAATACACGTGATGTATTTAAAAATGCAGATGATGTAGATTTAAAAGTACGTATGCAAGGTAAAAATGCAGGTAAACTACAAATTGTACAATTACCTAACGGTATTACAATTAATGCTATTACTAGCTATTTGCGTGAATATGAAGTTAAGAATGATATTAAAATTGATGCAATTTGTATTGATTATTTAGACTTAATGATGCCAGCACAAAGTAAAGTTAATCCAAGTGATTTGTTTATTAAAGATAAGTTTGTATCTGAAGAATTACGTAATTTTGCAGTAGAGCATGATATACTATTTGCAACAGCATCTCAGTTAAACAGAGCGGCAGTAGAAGAAGTAGAGTTTGATCACTCTCATATTGCTGGTGGTTTAAGTAAGATTCAGACAGCTGATAATGTAATTGGTATCTTTACAAGTCAAGCTATGCGTGAACGTGGACGTTATCAAATTCAGTTTATGAAAACACGTAGTAGTAGTGGTGTAGGGCAAAAAGTAGACTTAAAGTTTGATATTGCAGGATTACGTATTGAAGACTTGGATGAAGATGACGCAGGATCTACAATGAACCAACCTAGTGCTATGTTTGAGAAGATTAAAGCACAAAACAAAACAACACACCAAGAAAAGAATATTGCTGAAAATAGTGTGGTAGAAAACACTATAACAGGGCATGATAAACTTCGCAGTATGCTCAAAAGAAGTAATAGTTAGATAAATACTACAAAGTAAACTTATTACGGAGAACAAACATGAAAAAACGTACTCGAAGTCTATTAGAAGAAATTAACTCGCTTGCTCCTCGCAAGGACAAGACCAGTATTCTGGAGAGCAAAGGTAATAATGCGATAAGTAGTATTATTAACATTCTTGAGATGATTGACTCTAACTATGACGAAGAGACTGCACAAGATCTTACTAAACGTATTATGTTAAGTATTAAAAATAGAGATGCAGAGCGTTTTAATCGTGGAGTTAAGAAAATTAGAGGCCCTAGATGAAAATAACAGATATTGTAGGAAGCAAAAAACGTAAACCTAGAAATTCCAGATTACATAGATTAATTGGAAAGGATTTGTTTCAACCTGAAGCTAAAAAACTAAGTGAAGATGCACGTATACAGCACTTAGAAGATTTAATTCTATGGGATGCGTCAACAGGTGCAAGAAAAGCAATTGCTACACTACATCAAGTAGAACAACAACCAAACACAGTTACTATTAAATGGGATGGGTCTCCAGCAGTTATATTTGGTCGTAATGAAAAAGGTGAGTTTATATTAACAGATAAAAGTGGATTTACTGCTAAAGGTTATGATGGTAAACCAACTAGTGCTGAAGGCTTAGAAAAAATGTTATTTAATCGTCCTGGCGCAAGTAATGCTGATGCTACTAAAGCAGCAAACTATAAAGCATTTGCAGGTAAAATGAGAAGCATCTGGGATAAAGTAGAAGCAACAGTACCGAGTGATTTTAGAGGTTATGTAATGGGCGATTTACTATGGTTTACAACACCAGATGTAAAAGAAAACAAATACACATTCACTCCTAATACAACAACATATCAAGTTAAAATAGATAGCGAAGTTGGAAAGAAAATAGCAAGCAGTGATGTAGGTGTTGTAGTACACATGTCAATTGGACTTGACGGTGAAAAGAGTAAAGTTGATATGTCACAATTCCAAGGTGGACCAACATACATAATGCCACCTGTAATGGTACAAAAATCACCAGGTGTAGATATTCCAGCAGTTGACGACTTAGAAAATTATTTAGATAAAAATGCACAAGCAATAGATAAATTGTTTGCAGTACCAGCAGAATTAAAAATGGCAGACTTTGGTAAGATACTTTATGCTTATATTAATAATAGTGTAAAAACAGGTAACTTAGATAATCTAGGAAGTACATTTCAAGAATATGTTGAAGGAAGTAAATTATCAAAACCAAAACAAGCACGTCTTATGGAATACATAAATAGTAACATAGATGGGTTTAATGCAACTTTTAATTTTATTAAAGGAATTAAAAAAGTTAAAAATACAGTCATCCAAACCTTAGACGCACAAGACGCAGATGTAGAAGCATATACAAATGGACAACGTGGCGGAGAAGGTTATGTAGTTGACAAAGATGTTAAACTTGTTAATAGAGCAGGCTTTACGGCTGCGAACATGGCAAGGAATAATTAAATGTACAGTAAAGAATGTAAACTACATTTACAAAATGCAAACATGACACGTTGGCAACATTTTAAACATGCAATAAGTATTGCATGGAGTTTAAAAAAAGCATCAATGGCAGTATTTGTACATGCCTTTGCTCCACGTTATTTTAAAACTTATGCAAGTGAAACGTGTGAATTAATAGCAATGGAGAAAAAACAATGACTAAGAAATATACATTGCAACAATATGCGGCTATGGAAGGTGGACATACAATGAATGATACTACTGAACAATATTCATTTTTAAACACATTAGGCGAAGCCCGTATGTTTAAATCAAAACACCAAATTAGCAAAGAAGGTGCTAGAACTGTTACAGATCATTTTTTCGTAAGTATGTTAAGTTTATATGCTATGTCAAATGATTACAAGTACGCACCAGTTGCAAAAAATTATGCAAAAAATACAAACAGATTTGGAAATTATAATAGACCAAGTCCAAGTGGAACAGATATGTATCAGTCATTACATACAATTTTAAAACCAGAAGGATTAATAAATTCAGAAGCTGATAAATTACTTTTAAATAAAGTAAATCTTGATCAGCGTAAAATTAGAATGTTTATGAAGCAAATTGAAACTGGTAAAGTTAACCCAGGACAAGCACAAGCGTTTTTCTATAAATTAGAAAAGGATCTAGCAATACAAGATCCTAAACTAAGAGCGGCAAGACGTTTAGTAGGTGATTGGACTAATTTAACAACTAATCAGCAACAACTAGCGGCAACACAAATTAATAAACATTTTAGACTAAATGCTAGACGCAGCGACTTGTTTCCTATCTTTTCCAAATATTCATCAGAATCAGGATTAGAAATTAATGACAAAGAAAAGCAAGGTATAGGGAAACGTATTGCACGTGGTGCAGCAGCGTTTGCAGCAGGTTATACTGCTGGTAAACTTACAGGCATGTAATAATGGGTGTAAGTAGACCGAACGAAGTTTTAACAGGGTCGACTGATTTCTATACAGTTTATACTTTAATAGATATTACAGACTCGGGCGTAGTTAGTCCTAAATCGGATGCAAAAGGATATTATCAAGCCCAAAATTTGAATACGTTTATACAAAGTGTAAGTTTACGTTCTCAACCAGTACTAAGTTCAGTTGAGTTTTTAGATGCACAAAATTTAGACGATTATGACTTTGGTTCAGACTTTTCCGGAATACAGGATGTTTGGATATTAAAGTTTGCTAGTGAAACAGCAGACGCATGGAAATATAAAGAAAACAACACTTATATGTTGGTAAAGGATTTTGATAAAATGCCAGTTCATACAATACTTGATGAAACGGCTAATATTAACCCTGAGATAGTAGATACTAGTACAGTAAGCAAAAACACGTACTTTAACTATCGCCAAAACATATAAATACATATGTACAACGAATGTATATAATTAAATCAGCTCTATAAGACGCTGCTAAAGATTGCGAGAGCAAAATATGGCAATGAACCAGTCAAGACTTGAGCGTGAAAATCTAGAAGCACATGTAGATTTATGTGCAGAGAGATATCGCGTGTTAGAAGAAAAATTAAATAGACTAGAGTCTAAAGTAGACTCTCTGACAGAAACAATGAGTAAGATGGCAGAAAAACAAACTGCCTCAACTTTATCTAGCAATAAGCTAGTTATTGGTGCTGCCGCAACGGTTATTGCAGGATTGCTTTCCACTGTGGTATTATTACTACTAAATTTACAAACAGTAACACCATTGGTAGGTGGATAATATATGTTACTAAACGAGGCATATAACACAGTTGTTACAGAAGCAAAAGTAGTTTTTGCCAAACGTGGACAATCAGTAACGAGAAAATTTCGTTGCACTGTAGGACCACGTAAAGGAAGGGTTGTTGCAAATCCTAGTCAATGTGCAGCCCCAATAAATCTTAAGAAGAGATTTATTTTAAAAAGAACAAAAGCCGCCAAAGGTGCTAGGATGAATAAGAAGGCGCAAAGAACAAAAAGACTAAGCCCAGCTAGTCGTATTGTTGCAAGGTTAAATAAGGCAAGAGGATGAACATTTTAAATAACAGTACTATTGATACAGTAATAGATTTTGCAAACGTAAAGTTTGGAATGGAACTAACAAAAGAACAAGTTGTTGGTCAATTAAAAGGATTATCTTTTTCACAAACTTTAAAATTACTAAGCACAATGAAAAACGATGACGGCAATGGCTTCTCAGAAATTATAGATTTAAGTTCTGTCTCAGAAGCATACGGAACAGTAGCTACGGCACAGCCAAGCAGAGCAACAATTAGATCACAAGGATCGGGTGTAGAACAAAGACGTGCAAACATTTCTAATCAAGATGCGAATAGAGATGCAAAAGGTACTCAAAGATTTACAGCAGGTTCTAACAAACAACCAACTGGACAAGCTGGTCCAAGAGCTAGCAATAAAACAGATCCAGATGATGATCAAAGAAATCAAAACGCGGCCGGCGTTGCACAAAACAGCAACCAATCGGCCTATAACGCACAAGAAATTGAACGCCTAAAAAAGGCAGCCGGGATAGCATAATGAAAAGCATTGAAACTCCGGGCGGAATCCCAACATTTTTATCACTACACGAAAGCGAGATGTACGAAAATTTATTAGAACGTACATGCAAAGAAGATTTATCTGAACGTGAGTGTTACCTAATTCAAAGCCTAATTAACAAAAATATTGTTAAGAAAATAGTGGAGAATAACAAAGTATATTTTGAACGAATGAAAGGGAGCCTATAATGCCAACAAAAGAAACGCAAGGAATGATGGACATCATTAATAAACTTAATGAAGCTACAAACAAAGAACCAACAGCACATCAAAAATTAAAATCACAAAGAAATACACCAACACCAAACGTAATTGCAGGAGTAAGCAAAGACGCACAAGGTATGTTAGAAATATTACAAAAACTTGACGAAGCTACACATAAAGCTACTGAAGAAATTATTGAAGAATCTCATAACGATATTACTTTATCAGCAGTTACTAAAAAAGGTGATAGTGTTACAGTGGGTGAATTTGAAGTTGTATTAGAAAAAGCTATGCTTATTCCTGGTATGACTAAAACGTTCTATAATATTAAAGAAGGCAATGAAATTATATACAAACAAATAGCACTGTTCGAAACAGCTATGGGTATTGTAAAAGGTTTATTATTTGGGAAAGATACAAAAGTTGAAAGACTATTAGATTTAGATAACAGATATTCTAGTGCTTTAGCAGAAGCAGCCACGTTCAAAATGAAGGCAAAATCACTTACAGAGTCAAGTAAGATAGATATTGCTATGGCAAAACAAGGATCTGCACTGCAAAAGATGAAAACTATCAAAAATCAAATCAAAAGTAGCCTTTAAGCATAAATACAATATATAATAAAAAACCTAGTGGGGTATTGAACATGGAATTAAAACAATTACAAGTGAACAAACTAACCAAGTTAGATAATGTTCTAAAAGAAGTATTTGGTATGCAGTTTGACTTTGGTGCAGGTAATGCAAAATTAACCAAAGTAAAAACAGTTACTGAAAAGAAAATCAACGCATTACGTGAAAGCGGCGTTGAAGTTAACGATAAACAATATCAGAAGTTATTGTTAGTATTAGAAGGTATAGACACAGTTATGAAAAACAATCCAATTTTGGAAAGTGAACTTGATCAAGCTGAAGTACTTTTAGCGGCAAAGCAAATGGCAGACGATCTACAAAAAATGGCTGAAAATTTAGCTAGCATGCAAGTAGAAGAATTAATGAGCATCACTAACGCAATGAAAGAAGAAGTTGGTGTAGCAGAAGCAGATGCATTTAACACATCTGCAGAAACAGCAATTAGTTCAGCACTTGAAGCAGTTAAGACAGCAAATCAGCAAGTTGCTGATGCAGTTTTAGTAGCACAAGGCCAAGCACCAGAAACAGATATGTCAATGGACACAGGTCCAGAACTTGATGCACCAGCAGATCCAGAAATGGATATGGATGCAGCAATTGAACCTGCGGCAGACGACTTTGAAGGCACTGATGCAGCAGACGCTGATACCGATATAGACGGCAGAGAAATGAAAGAAGACTCATATCTAAATGCACTACGTATGGTAAAAGAAGCACAAGCAGACGGCAAGATAAACAAAGAAGTATTAAAACAAGCATTTGCGGCACTGAAGAAGTAATGCTATGAGATACGCTGATCTATTTGAGATATCACAAGTAGATGCAAAAGTTATTGATCTACTTTCAATTCTGAGTAGCGAAGGAGTGGAGAGCATTCCTCTAGATTCGCTAGTTAAAGAACTGGTGGCTATGGGAATTGATGCAGACGCTGAATCATTATTCGATGAAATTCAGAATCTTCCAATTGTAAATAATGTTAAAGATGGTATAGTATATTTTAATACTGCCAGCTTGGGAGCCAGTAACATGAATAAAGTAGATCCAGAAAAGAATAAGAAAAAAGTTAAAGCAATGGCTAAGAAGCAAGTAGATAAAGAGTTAGACAAATGAGTGTAGGATTAAACGCAGCACAAGCAAGAGCCAAAGCATCACAAGACATGATTGTGTACAAAGAAACACAATCTATTATGGAACAAGTTATTTCACAAAGTGCTTTAGGCAAGTTTGAAGGATATGTAGACGATGCAACTACAATGACAAATTCAACTCCTACAACAGTTAAAATAGGTACAGTTAGCAACCCCACAATAACTAACGGCGATACCTTTATTTTCAATTCAAATACAATAACATTAGGAACATCTGGTACAACACTTAATGCTATTATTGCAGATATCAACGATGCAAACATTCAAGGTTTAACAGCCACCAAAGATTCAGGGTACTTAGTAATAACAATTGAAGGTTCAACTACATCATGGAATTATGAAATTGGTGCAGGAACAGCAAATACTGCTTTAGGATTTTCAACAGGAACATATAGTATAACAAACCCAACTAGTGTTAATTATTTTAATGTATGGCAAGGTACACTTACAGATCGTGGATTACAAAATCAAATGGAAACAGTAATCAAACATTTTCAAAATTTAGGATATAAAATTGAAAGACTTACAAACCCAGCTACTAGTAAGACATTAAGATGGTACATTTATTGGTAGGCAAAAAAGTTGCCTTTATAGGTGATAGTTTCTCAGCATATTGGCAAACAGAAGTAGAAAAACATAGTTGGACTTATCAACTAGCACAAAAATTCCCACAACATCAATATTATAATTATGCACACGGAGGCCGTGGACACGACTACTATGAATGGTGTTTATTGGATGCAAAATTGCGTGGAATTGATATTATTTTTACTAACAGAACATTTAAACAACGAGTGTCAGAATTTGGTAGCATTGGCAATTTTGAATTTGAAGAAACTGCAATTGATAGTAATTACATAACATTAGATGGTCCTGCTCACATTTGGTATTCGATTCATAGAAAATCTGGAATGTTTAGAAATACACAAGATAAGTATCCAAAAAATATAGAATCTAATATTACTCAATCATTAGAACGTAAAAGTACATCAGATGTATATCATTCTTGGAATGATAAATGGTACGATAATGTAGATAAATTATATAATTTTAAACATATTATTAAATTAGAATTATTACGTATGGTAGATAACCCAGAGTTACATACAGCAGAAGTTGAATTATATAAACATTTTGTACCTGGCGGAGAACAAGTATTTAATGATGATACTAAAGTCCATATGAAAGCAGCATACGATAGTGGAATAACAGTAGCACCTGATGATAATCATTGGTCGTTGCTTGGTAACGAATGGGTGTTAAATAATTTTATTTTAACTACGAAAACCATTGACATACTGTCTTAATAGTAGTATACTAAACACATGCTAAAAATCAAAAGTCCTTACCCATATAAAGAATTAAAACGAACTAGTGTAGATGGAAAACGTCTATATGAGAACCCTTGGGGCGATCCTGTTCCGAGTGTTACTACTATTTTAAGTGCTACACAGCCTGCTGAAAAACGTGCAGGATTAGCGGCCTGGAGAAAAAGAGTAGGCACAGAAGAAGCACAACGTATTACAACAACTGCTGCAAATCGTGGAACAGTTATGCACAATATATTAGAACATTGGGCATTAGGAGAATACGAAACATATAACCCAGGAAACAACATAGTACATAAACAAGCTAAAGCAATGGCACAGGTAGTTGTGGATAACATTGAAAATGATGTTGATGAGATATGGGGAACTGAAGTTAATTTATGTGCCGCTGGTTTATATGCTGGTACAACTGACTTAGTTGGTGTTTATAAAGGGCACCCAACTATTATGGACTTTAAGCAAACAAACAAACCTAAAAAACGTGAGTGGATTGAAGATTATTTCTTACAAGGAGCCGCATACGCAAATGCACACAATGAGATGTATGGCACTGATATTAGCCGTATTGCTATCTTTATGTGTAGTGGTGATTGTCAATGGCAACTGTTTGAAAGTGACCCAACAGATTTTAAAGATTGGGAATTAAAGTGGGCTCAACGTTTAGAGAAATTCTATAAGCTGTCATAAATATATTAATACAAGGAACAACAAAGAAACATGTCACTATTGAAATTTGATACTAGACTAGTTTTTCTGGCCCTGTTGACACATTAATGAAAGACATATGGCAACTACCACTAAAGTCTAGACTCCGGATGTGGAGGACTCTAAGAAAAGAGATACAGGCTTTAGATGACTTACTTCCTAAACTTGAGGTTGTAATGCAGTTCTGGAAGATGGCACCCATTAGTGTTAGGGCAATTGATCCGTATAACGAAGGTACCTGGCCAAACCCATGGGACCTATTACACATAAACGAATATGACGAGAACGTTGTTTCGTTGGGAATTGCGTATACTTTGCATTACAGTGATATTCCATGTAGAATATTACTAGTACAGAGTGTAGAAAAAAGTGAGATTAAATTGATTGTTTTAGTTGACAATTGTTATATTTTAAACTATAATTACGATATAATAGACAACCCAAAACTAATCAATAAACTAGATGTATTAAAGGATATAGATATTAGTGCATTAAGCAAATAGTTATTGATTGACATTACATGTTAAATACGTAGCTATTTTAACAAGAACGGAATACAGATGAGCAAAGATCAAATAGAAATTATAAAAAGAGATGGTACTACCGAGGTACTTGATTTAGAAAAAATGCACAAGGTTGTATTTTATGCATGCGAAGGTATTACTGGCGTTAGTGCTAGTGAAGTAGAAATTAAAAGTCATTTGCAGTTTTATGATGGAATTGAAAGTACAAATATTCAAGAAACATTAATTAAAGCCGCAGCTGATCTTATTAACGAACAAACACCAAACTACCAATGGGTAGCAGGTAGATTAATTAATTACCATTTAAGAAAAAATGTATATAATTCATTTGATCCAGAACATTTAAGTGTTATTGCACATAGAAACGTTGAGCTTGGTGTATACGATGAAAGTTTTTTTTCCGTTTATACAGAAGATGAAATTGATCAATTAAACAATTACATTAAACATGATCGTGATGAAAATATTTCTTACGTTGGAATGGAACAGTTCCGTGGTAAGTATCTTGCTCAAAATAGAGTAACAGGACAGATATTTGAAACTCCGCAAATTGCGTACATGATGATCTCAGCTACATTGTTTAGTAACTATCCAACAGAAACTAGAATGAAGTATGTAAAAGAATATTACGATGCTATTAGTAATTTTGATATTAGTTTACCTACACCTATTATGGCAGGACTTAGAACACCTCAAAGGCAATTTTCTAGTTGCGTTCTTATAGAAACAGATGATAGTCTTGACAGCATTAATGCTACAGCTGCCAGCGTTGTTAAATATGTTTCACAAAAAGCAGGAATTGGAATTGGTGCAGGTAGTATTCGTTCAATAGGAAGTCCTATTAGACGAGGCGATGCAACACATACAGGTGTTATTCCATTTTATAAATTATTTCAAAGTGCAGTTAAATCATGTTCACAAGGTGGTGTTCGTGGTGGAGCGGCAACACTGTATTATCCTATTTGGCATTTAGAAGCAGAAGAATTACTTGTATTAAAAAATAACAAAGGTACAGAAGACAATCGTGTAAGACATATGGACTATGGAGTTCAGTTTAATAAACTAATGTATGAGCGTTTGTTAACTGGTGGAGATATTACTTTATTCTCACCTAGTGATGTTCCAGGTCTATATGAGGCCTTTTTTAACGATCAAGACAAGTTTAAAGAATTATATGAAGAAGCAGAACGTACAGTAACTAGAAAGAAAGTTATGCCAGCGGCAGAACTATTTGGACAGTTTATGGAAGAACGTAAAAACACAGGACGTATCTACTTAATGAATGTAGATCATGCAAATACACATGGAGCATTTTTAGAAGATATTGCACCAGTAAAACAAAGTAACTTATGTTGTGAAATCAACTTACCTACTAAGCCTCTTTCTTCGTTTAGCGATAATGAAGGTGAAATTAGTTTGTGTACATTAAGTGCAATCAATTGGGGTAATGTTAGATCACCAGATGACTTTGAACGTATAGGTAGATTAGCAGTACGTGGTTTAGACGAGTTATTAGATTATCAAAATTATCCAGTATTAGCGGCAGAACTTAGTACAATGAAAAGACGTCCATTAGGTATTGGCATTATTAACTTTGCATTTTGGCTAGCTAAGAATGATTTAAATTATCAAGATATTGATAAAAAAGGTTTAGCCTTAATTGATACATGGGCAGAAGCATGGAGTTATTACTTAATTAAAGCAAGTGCAGATTTAGCAATTGAAAAAGGTAATATTTCAGGTGTTAACGAAACAAAGTATGGACAAGGCATTACACCAAATATGACATACAAAAAAGAATTAGATGAATTAATTCCACATAAAGAACGTATGCCTTGGAAAAGTCTACGTAAGCAATTACAAAAGACCGGAATACGTAACAGTACACTAATGGCACTTATGCCTGCTGAAACATCAGCACAAATTAGTAACAGCACAAACGGTATTGAACCACCACGTGCATTTGTTAGTGTTAAGCAAAGTAAACATGGAGTACTAAAGCAAGTGGTTCCTGGTTATCCACGCTTAAAGAACAAATATGACCTACTATGGAGCCAACGTAGTCCAGAAGGTTACTTAAAAATTATGGCAGTATTACAAAAGTATATTGATCAAGGCATTAGTGTTAATACAAGCTATAACCCAGAATTTTATGAAGAAGAAAAGATACCAATGAGTGTTATGCTACAACATCTTGTAATGTTTTACAAGTATGGTGGCAAACAATTATACTATTTTAACACATATGATGGTCAAGGTGAAATTGACTTTGATAAGAAGAATGCTGAGCAGATGCTTGGTAGAGATGAATTTAACACGGACGAAGAGTATGATGACTACTGCGAAAGTTGTGTGATATAAGGATTAACAACATGTCAATATTAAACGTAAATAACGAAAAATACCATACTGAAGCAAACGCATTTCTAGACGGAGATCTTGGGTTTCAGCGATACGATACTGTTAAGTATAAACAGTTCGATAAACTTACAGATAAGCAGTTAGGTTTCTTTTGGAGACCTGAAGAAGTTGATGTAAGTAAAGACTCAAAAGATTTTAAAGACTTAACTGACCATGAACAGCATATTTTTACAAGTAATCTTAAAAGACAAATTCTTTTAGATAGTGTACAAGGTAGAGCACCAGTTGAAGCATTTGGTCCTATTACTAGTTTACCAGAACTTGAAAACTGGATTATCACATGGACATTCAGCGAAACAATTCATTCACGTAGCTATACACATATTATTCGTAATATCTATAATAATCCTACAATAGTATTTGATGAACTAGCAGATAGTAAAGAAATTGTAGAATGTGCAGATGACATTTCTAAATATTATAATGACCTTATTGAGTATTCACAGTACTATCAATTGTTAGGTGAAGGAACACACAAAGTTAATGACAAAACAATTGAAATTAGTTTGTATGATCTAAAGAAGAAAATTTGGATGTGTGCAAATAGTGTTAACGTATTAGAAGGCATTCGTTTCTATGTTAGTTTTGCTTGCTCTTGGGCATTCGCAGAACTTAAGAAAATGGAAGGTAATGCTAAAATTATTAAATTTATTGCACGTGATGAAAATGTTCACTTAGCAAGTACACAATATTTACTTTCAAAAGTATTAACAAAAGAAGATCCAGACTTCCTAAAAATTGCAGAAGAATGTAAAGAAGAAGTTTCACAAATGTTTGTTGATGCAGTTGAGCAAGAAAAAGAATGGGCTAACTATCTATTTAAAGACGGTAGTATGATTGGTCTTAATGCACAACTATTACACGATTACATTGAATGGATTTGTTGTAAACGTATGACAGCATTAGGAATGAAATGTCCATATACAACACCACAAGCAAACCCACTACCATGGACAGCTAAATGGATTAGTGGAGCAGAAGTACAAGTAGCACCACAGGAAACAGAAATTAGTAGTTATGTTATTGGCGGTGTTAAAAAAGACGTATCAGAAGATACATTTTCAGGAATGAGCTTATAATGATAACAATTTACGGCAAAACAGCATGTCCTTATTGCGTAAGAGCTAAAGCACTATGCGAGTCACGTGGATTTGCTTACGAATACAAGCAACTAGACGAAGACTTTACAAGAGAAGATGTTATGGAAACCTTTCCAGGTGCCAGAACATTTCCACAAATAATCATATCCGGTAATAAAATTGGTGGGTATGATCAAATGATTAAGTACATTGAAGATACAAACTACAATGGAACTGGTCATTCACTATAAAGGATAATATATGTTAATAGAAACACCTTACACTAACGGCGATGTAGTAAGTATAAAACTTTCTTCAGGTGAAGAAATGATCGCACGTTTAGACTCAGAAAACGATACTAACGTTATAGTATCAAAACCTTACATACTAATTGCCGCCCAGAATGGGATGGCGTTAGCACCTTATATGTTTACAGTTACTCCAGATACTAAGATCAAATTAAAGATAAATAATATTATATGTGTAGTTAAATCTGCAAAAGATGCAAGCGACATGTATATTAAACAAAGTACAGGATTAACAGTAGCAAATGCCTCAGGTACATAGAAACGGAGATTCTAGAATATGCGGTGCAAGTACAAATGCACTAGCACATAAGAATATCCATGTAAATACACAACCAATTAGCGTTGACGGTGATACAAATAGTCACGGCGGCGGTAGTCTTGGTGCTAGATGTAAAAATGTATTTGTAGGTGGAAAATTAGTTGTACTAAATGGCAACCCAGCCGGTGCAGACAATCTTTGTCCTATTCCTCCACATTGTGGACCGGATGCAAGCTCTGGTAGTCCAGATGTGTACATAGGACAATAATAATGGCAAACGATTTTGTAGATGGCTTAAAAGACGCAAGTGATTATATCAATAGAACAACTGTTGACATTCCTACTGGTGCTGATATAGACCTAAATTCTGGTACTGTAACAGCTCAAACACAAGCGTACAGCTTGAAAGAAATCATTTGTAGCCTACTAGCCGGAAACGGCATAAAACTCCCAAATTTGCAAATATGCTTAAAAATTAACATAGGTAGATTAATACCTGAGATACCTGCAGGCTTGGAAGATTTAAGAGATGCATTACAAGAAGCAGAAAATGCATTAGACGAATTTATAGCACACACTAACATTGATAATGCACTAGGAAGATTAAACGCAGCCATAGCAGAATTTGCGGCTATTGCTAATATGATTAACTTCTGTGGTACACCAGTTGTTCCACGTGCTATTCCAAATGTATTAAAAGATGCAATGGGAAGTTTTACAGGTGCTGGTAAAGATATACTTGATACATTAGGTCAAATTGCAGATGGCGATATTGGTGGATGTATTGGCACTGATGGTAAATTTAATCCAAACTTATTTACAGGTGGACTATTACAAAAACTAGGAGGACAACTTAACAACCTAGCAAATTTACCAGATGCAGTCAAAAATAATATTATAAATGATTTGAATGCATTTAAAAATGATATTGGAAACTTAATTGAATTTGAAAACAATTTTGCAGGTACAGAATCAGGCGGACAAGGTGGTAGTTTATTTGCACCTCAAGAAAGAACTAATACAGGTGTTGGTGTTGCAATAGATACAGATAACATGACACTTGCAAAAAGTCAACAGTATGCAAGTAACTTACAATCAGTTTATAATAGCTTAAAAGGTTATGATGTTGATAGTGATGGGAACAATATATTCCATTATCTATTAGAACCTGAAATGATTAATAGGTTAGAAAATGATGGTGACCCAACAGTACCATTATCTGAAAGAGAACCAATATACGATCATTGTAATAGAGTTATAGGTTACACTGAACGTAATACACAAACAGTACAAGAAGCCAGTTCTGGAAGTCCTAGAATTGCACAATCACAACCAGGTATGTCCGGATTAGCAGAAACTGGAACAAAAGTTACAGCTTCACCTGCATCTACTACAAATTTAAATGCGGAAACACCAACAAGTAGTGATTCTTCGGGAACAGGTGCAACTGGACCAACTGGACCAACCGGTGCAACAGGTGCAACAGGTGCAACAGGACCAGCCGGTGCTAACGGAGTAGATGGACAAAATGGTACAAATGGAGTAAATGGACAAGATGGTGCTCAAGGACCACAAGGACCAACTGGTGCTCAAGGACCACAAGGACCAACTGGTGCAACAGGTGCAACAGGACCAGCGGGTGCAACAGGACCAGCAGGAACACCAGGAACACCTGCTATTGCAGAAAATGGTACTACATCACAAAGACCTAGTAGTCCAGTACCTGGGCAATTCTTTTTTAATACAGATACGGCTATGTTTGAAGGGTGGAATGGAACAACATGGGTACAGTTAGTACCATCACAATTCCAACAAACCCCATAATTTACTAGAATCTTTAAATAATCTATAAAAAACACTAAAAAATAACATTTCTTGGTTGACAAAAGTTCATCTTACTAGTATATTAGTACTTAATAGGAAGTAAAAGTAAGGCTAATAGAAACACAAATAATGGTTAAAATATAATTATGAGAGCAACAGAATACAAAGATGGAGTAAAACGCATTAAAGCTAAAATCGAAGTTCCAATGAGTGAACAAGATGTAAGCAATTATGTAATTAGTGCTCTTACGAGTAACGCAGTTGATTTAACAACAGTACAGAAACTTAACAAACGTGAATTGCTACAACTAGCAAAAGAAGAAGTTAGGGTAAAAGGTACTAATTCAGTAATTACTGAAACAGTTGATAATGATACAAAGGTTATAGTAAGAAACTACGTGAAACAAATGTTTCCGGAATTACAATAATGGGTGACACTTCAACCGACTTATGGTATGAAGATATTAAGCACGATGATATTCTAGATATGCTAGAACATCTTAAAGAATCTAGAGTTGATCCTTGGACAGATGATTTCGAAACAAAACTAGGTATTGATATTTTACCAAAAGTTATACAAATAAAAGAATCCGTTTTTAGTTGATAAATAAAAACGTAACTTAACTATGCCGGTGTAGCTCAGTTGGTAGAGCAACTGATTTGTAATCAGTAGGTCCGCGGTTCGAATCCGTGCACCGGCACCAGATACTTAGGCCCTTGTGGTGGAATTGGTAGACACGCAGGTCTTAGGAACCTGTGTCGCAAGACGTGAGAGTTCGAGTCTCTCCGAGGGCACCAATAGAAGGAGAAACGGCAATTGGACTGCCGGGCTGAAACATGCTATATATTAGGACACACAAAGAGAAGAAGAACAAAAAGAGAAAGTACGAAAGGATTTTAAAATGAAACAACATCTACTAGAAGCATTAAAAGCTCACGCAGAAGGACAGATTGCAAAACATAAAGCTAATGTCCATGTGTATTTAAATCAGTCAGTAGGTATAGGTGAACATCCAGATATTATTGATGCAATTGAAGAACAATTGGGTTTAATTGCAAAATATGATGATCATCTTGAAGTATTGAATAAATACTTTGAAGAGTAAAATTTAATGGGGGTATAGCTCAGTTGGGAGAGCGATTGCTTTGCAAGCAATAGGTCATCGGTTCGATCCCGGTTACCTCCACCAAATAGGACAATTAATGAAATTAGCAATATATCAAAATAATTTAGGAAGTGCATCAGGAATACATTGGTGGCTTTCACAAGAAATGAATATTGGGCCAGAAGTATACTCGTTTACAGATGGGTATCTTCGACCTCAACATAATCACATCGGCGGCATAGTTATTGAAGATGGAAACCATCCGTTACATAAACAGTTTAATGATTCTTTTGAAGAACTAGATAAAACTGAATATGGAACTGTTGACCCATTTGCAAAACTTGAAGATGTTATAAAAGACTTTGATACAGCTATTTGGAGTAACTATAGTGGAAACTTAGCTAACCCAGATAATATTATTAAAGCAGATAAAACAATCTTAGTTGACAATACAATAGAAGAACAGCTATTTTTCTATATTACAAACTATGCGTTTGCATGGATTGAAACAGCAGATGATGTTACTGAGCAATCAGAATCATGGGCTAATGAACATAGTCATATTGAAGGTTGGAAAGAAGAATGGTTTGGAAAGTATCATAAAGAGTATCTTAAAGCATGGGAAGATGGTAAGCTAAAGTATATGTGGCAATTAAATTTTGCACATCACGATTTAGCAGACAATCTAAACAAGTATGATAACAATGTTATCTTAGGAGAACCAGAAGATCATGAAAGACTATTTTTACAAAAACGTCAGGAACTGACAGACGCATATTCGCAGGATACGCAATTCTCGTATGCAAATAATGAAGTAGATCATATAGTAGTAGATGACAATTGGTATACAAGTCCTACTGTTATTACAGATTATCTAGGCATAATGAGTTCGTTTAGATTGAAGAAGTTTTTACTTGATTATGTAAAAATGTATAAACGTAAAAAAGGTTTGTACAACACACAATTTATAAAATATTTATAGGAGAATAGGCTTATGGCATATTCGGCAAAAGTGTTAGACCATTATAATAACCCACGAAATGTAGGTAAAATGGATGCTAATGCTACAAACGTAGGAACAGGTATGGTAGGAGCTCCTGCTTGTGGTGACGTAATGAGGTTACAAATTAAAGTAACAGAAGATGGTATTATAGAAGATGCAAAGTTTAAAACATATGGATGCGGCAGTGCAATTGCTAGCTCAAGTATGGTGACAACTATGCTAAAAGGTATGAATTTAATACAAGCTAGTGAAATTAAAAATACAACAATAGTTGAAGAATTAGCATTACCTCCAGTTAAGATTCACTGTAGTGTATTAGCTGAAGACGCAATTAAAGCTGCGGTTAGAGATTATCAAGGTAAAAACCCTGATGATGTTGATGGCAACTATTATGAATTAAAATAGCATAGATATATTAAATACATAAATAACTGTATAGGAGAATATTATGAAAAAACTAATAACAATATTATTTTGTGCGGTTATAGCATTTCCATCTTTTGCAAAAGATATTGTAATGGAAGTATATGACTTTGAAATCACAAGAGTTATTGATGGAGACACGGTTGCATTTAGAGCAGACTTTCTGCCAGCACCACTTAAACAGGAATTAAGTATTCGTGTTTATGGAGTTGATACACCTGAAAAAGGTTGGAGAGCTGAATGTGAAAGAGAAGCCGCATGGGGTGAAAAAGCCTCACAATTTACTAAAGATAAACTTAACGCATCTACAACGCTACAAGTAGCAATTGCTAAATGGGATAAGTTTGGTGGCAGAGTGTTAGGTGATATTATTATTGATGGTAAAAGTTTAAGACACATGCTTCTTGATAATGGATTTGCTAGAGAATATTACGGCGATAAAAAAGAATCTTGGTGTTGACAAATACTTAAAGACAACTTATAATACTAACTAATAAGCGGATGTAGCTCAGTTGGTTAGAGTGCCTGCCTGTCACGCAGGATGTCGAGGGTTCGAGTCCCTTCATTCGCGCCATATGGTCCCTTCGTCTATCGGTTAGGACGCCAGGTTTTCATCCTGGAAAGAGGAGTTCGATTCTCCTAGGGACTACCACTTACAACAAGTGGCTCTGTAGCTCAGTTGGTTAGAGCATCCGACTCATATTCGGAAGGTCAGTAGTTCGAATCTACTCAGAGCTACCAAACATAAATAACAGTATGAAAATAAGATACTACAAAGACATAGATGGTTTTCGTTGGTTAGGTTTTATTTTAGCTATGGCAAGTGCTTTTTTACTTAGTGGTGGACAAGCAGAGTATCAATGGATGGGTTGGGGTATAGCCTGTTTTAGTTGTAGCATCTGGGTATATATGGGATACAAAGACAAAGACATACCAAGAGCATTAATGGAACTAATGTACTTTGCTTTAGCTGTTCGTGGTGTTATAAACTGGATATAATAAATGAAACAAATTGAATGTCACGTGTGTTTACATACACAAGGATTTTACGGAAATACATTTTTATGGTTATTCAACCTGCACAAAGATTTTGCCTTAGCACCTTTACGTCCTAGATTTACAGTAAAGAAAATTACTGAAGATGGTGAATACAATGACAAAGGTGACGGAGACTTTTTTCATTTCAGACCCGATGATTATCACAGATGGTTTATTAAAGATATGTCATGGGAAACACATGTTAATAATGTGTTACAAGAACAAGCAAATACTAAATGGCGAGATAAAACAGAATTTACTAAACTGTTAGTAAAGCCAGAAATACATTCACCACAAAGATTCGTTAGCTTAGGTCATATGGACATCATAAGTACTAATGTAATATATCATTTATCCACACCTTTAGAAAATACAGAATTTTATGAAAAAATAACAAGGCGACTAATGTTATTGAATACAGTAGACGAGAGTCAATACGAAGAAATTTATAGAAACACTATAGAACAAAAAAACAAAAGTGATAGAGCAGTTAATATTATTAAAGAAAATCATACTGTAGTTGAAGTTGATGTTGATAAATTACTTTTTAAATATGATCAACAAGAGTATGAAAAAGTTATAAAACATTTAGGTACTGAACCTTTACATAAATGGAAAAAGAAACTAATGTACGCAAAGGAAACTATAAATGAATAAAGCAGAAGATATTGAATGCCACTTGCTAATGCATACAGCTTGTTTAAGTGGTAACTTCTTTTTATATTTTATATCCTTACATGACGATTTTTTAACCGCAGACTGTTATGGCATTGATAAACGCATTGACAAGTTCTGGGGACAAAAAGCAGACGAAACATTACACCTTGCAGTTGAAAGACATAACTTATGGCAAGGTGCAATAGGAACATCTAGAAATACAACACATGATAATCAAGACAAAATGTCATGGAAAGAACATGTTATATTTTCTGCTATCACATCAGCTAATCATCCACATGAACGCAATTCAGCAACGTTTACTAAAATATGTTGCAAACCAAACCTGTTACACAATGTTAAAGAAGGTTGGAAAGAAGGAGCAATTCATCAATTGCTAGAAACAGTACTTCCTAAATGTTTATATCTTCCAGACGTATCTAGCAGTGAACACTTTGATATATTTTTAGAAAGAGCAAGAAGATTAAGACCGTACAAAGACAAAGATGGTCAACCAGAAACATTTCAAGATACTGGTGTGGAAATAAATAAAAAATTCTTAATTGATCAATTAGAAGGTCAACGAGAAAAGATGGACGAATTAAAAACATTATTAGATGTGCATGTTATTGATGCAGGTAAATTATTATTTGATTTAGATGAAAACGAATATGCATTATTGTTAAAAAAGATTGGTGGAGAACCACTGGCTAATTGGAAAGAAGTAATTAAGGATTATACTAAATTAGTATATAAAATATAATATGGCAGCACACAAAGAAACAGTTTTATCAGTAACACATTACACAGACACATTATTTCATATCACAACTACTCGAGACAGTAGTGTACGATTTAGAGATGGTGAATTTATGATGATTGGATTAGACAACTGGTCAGAAAAACTACAAAAGAATAAACCTATAATGAGAGCTTATTCATTAGCAAGTCCCAACCATCAAGAAACACTAGAATTTTATAGTATCAAAGTACAAGACGGTCCACTTACAAGTAGATTACAACATGTTAAGGTTGGTGATGAAATATTAATTAATCCTAAAGCAGTAGGCACACTAGTACACGCAAATTTAAAACCAGGACGCAATTTGTACCTACTAGCTACTGGAACAGGAATCGCCCCCTTTATGAGCATTATACGCGGCGTAGAGACGTATGAACATTACAGTAGGGTAATTGTAGTATGGGGCACTAGAATAGAAAAAGAACTAGCCTTTAAAGATCTTATTGAAAGCCTAAACACTGATGAAATATATCGTGAAGTAACTGAAGGAAAACTTAGAACATATTTCACATGTACACGTGAGCCTTATGAAAATGAAGGCAGAGTAACAACAGCAATGTATGAAGGTAAAGTACAAGACAAATTATGTTTGCCACCAATTGATGCAGAACATGATAGAGTTATGATATGTGGGTCAATGCCAATGAATTTAGAATTAAAAGAATATTTAGAAGCTGAAGGTTTCACTGAAGGTGATAGTAAAACACCAGGGGAGTTTGTGTTAGAAAGAGCCTTTGTAGGATGAGAACTGCTGAACAAAAGAAAGCTATCACTGATAGATATGAATCAGCAAAATTACATAAAGGTGTAGTAAATCAAGGATTCATTGATTACTTACTTAACCAATATCACAATTCAGAACAAATTGTAAAATATAAAGAAATAGGATCAAAAGGTCCTGTAGTAATGAACTATAGCCCAGATAGACAAAAATATGAATCTTGGTTCACACCAGTACAAAACTTTGTAGATCATTTAATTGGCGACAATATGGTTTGGGGTAGTAATATATTTAGAGTTGAAAGACCTCACATAGTTCATAATGATGATTACCACGAAAAGATATATGATATCTTTAAAACAGTAGTTATTCCTTTGGAAATATCAAAGCCAACTAATTTTATTGTATTTGATCAATATTATTTAGATGGTCCTATTAAGTGTTTCAGAGGATATCCAAAAGTACCTGAAAGTTTTTATAATAAGAGTTTAACTGATTATTCTAAAATAGAAGGGTTTACAGATATTCCATTTAACAAACAAATATATGATGAATATCTAACACATGTACCATATGAAGCTTTACATGGACTTACAGTAGAATCAATTGTACGTTGGCAGCCCGGCGATGCAATTACGTTTGATATGGGTAAATTACATAGTGCAGTTAACTTCAATGCTCATGGTATTGATTACAAAATTGGGTACAGTATTTTTACTGGTAAATAGTAATAGCAGGTAGCAAACATGGCCCGGCAGAGATTCAATGCTTGCATGTCAACACCGTAGGACAGTGCCAGCGGACAGCTAACCCTGTGTTTTATTAGAAGAGGTGACAGATGAGCTTAATAGGACATAACAGTAATAAGAAAACAAAGTTAATAATTGATATATCAGACATTTACGACAGACGAGCTCGTAAACAAAAAGAACTAGATTATTATACAAAGGAAATTGATAAGTTAATGCTTAAATTAGGAATGATACAACACGAAATAGGCGTTAATGAAACAATTATTAGATTAATAGAAAACGAACAAATACTTGACTTGCAGGAAGCAATTCGAGAAAAAAGAAAAAACTTAGAGGATTAAATGAATACACTATACTTAGTATGCAGTCATAGTTGCATAAGCCAAATGGAAGTTCCATATTTGCTTAATAATAGTCCTATGTTACATGGAGAAAGCCAAGCAGGTGAACACTGGGCAAGTTATGAATTAAATGGACAAGAAATTGATCATGAACCAGGCAACCTAGGTAAAATACGTGTACATGATGACTATTGGAATATATCAGAACAAGATAAACAATGGTACAATTATAACGTTAGAAATACTATGAATATTTCAAATGATCAGTTAGACGGATTACTTAATTTAATTGAAACAAAAAGTATTGCCGTACTACTACATGCACAAAATTATAATGACATTTGGAAATGGAGTAGAGGTATACCAGTAATATTAATTAGAACAAAAATTGATGAATGGGAAGGTAACATTGTTAGTTGGGCAGCACGTGAGTACAACTATTTAATGGAAGACGATCGTAATGCAAACTATAGCAATGATGACCATACTTGGAAACCAACAGAAGAAATTGTTGATAACTTTATTGCTAAAAAACAATTCAATAATGAAATTGACGAAGACAGTGGTGATATTATACTAGGTCAAAGTCAATGGTCTACAATTGATGGACTCAATACGTTATGGGATACAGTGGGTATTGATTCTCCAGATCAAAATTGGATACATCAATATTATGAAGATTTTCAAAATCATCAAGAAATAAATCAAGAACTAGCAAAGGAGATAACTGATGCCTACAATAAAAGATAGGGACGAAGTAGTTTTATTTTCAGACCCAATTAAAATTTACTTATTTAAAGATATAGCAAGGGTTAAGATTTCATTTAAAGTAACTGACTACGTTGTTATTGCTAGGGAGATCCTACAAAAAGACTTTGAAACAATATTAGAAAATTGGGACAAAGGTGAAGGTATTCAAGGATTGGAAATGAAAGGCGATGGTAAAATTTGGTGGTATCATAGTAAATCGGGTCCACGACCTGAATGTGAACCTGCTAGTTTTGCAGCCGTTAATTTTAATAGATTTAGTTTTAGATTTTCTATTGACACAATGAACAAATTAAAAGAAACATACGAGCATCAAAAAAATAACTTGATGCATTGGGATTAATTTATGCGTAAACAGTTAGACCAGCTATTAAAACAAAATAAAAAAATATCTATAGGTTGGTTAGTGCATGATAAAAATGATCCATTTGTAACTGGCTTTTCTAGAAACTTATTTGAGTACTATTATGTATTATTAGAGAATTCAAACTTTAAACAGTTTGTTGGAGTAAGTGAAGAAGATTTACAAATACAAAGCGATGGAGATGGATTTGAAACTGTATTAATTATTAGACAAGGTTTAGTATTTCCAAACATTGATCAATTTATGGAATTTATTAATGAACAAAACTTTGAAGATTTTGACATTGTACTTGCAGAAAGTTATAGAGAACATATCTTAGATTTTAATAAGACAAATACTGCTAATAGGTCAGAACTAACAAAAATGCTTAACACTGAAGTTTCATTTGTAGCAAATACTGATAATCCAGAAATAGCAAAACAATATATGTATAGTCCAGGTCCTGGGCAAACATTTAATAAAGTAATAACTTCATCGGGTGGATTAAATCCAATACTATATCCATATTCGCTTAATATGAGCGAAGGTTCAACAGTTGAATTAAGAGATATTAGTAATGTAGGATTATTAAATGCAAGTCGTTGGATTACAGAATGGGATGGAACAGATTGTGCTTCATTTGTTAAAAAACTTATAGACAGTACTAGTGTGGATGGAACTACATGGATAGTACGTGGTGGTAAACATAAAGAATCTATGCAGGATTTATTAGACCAACAAGAAGGTTTTAGCGAGTGGTTTAAGAATGTATTTCCAACATTAAAATACAAGTATATACGACATGATTTCTTTAATGGATTACAAACCAGAGATTTAGTAGGTGACTTAGAAAACACTGAAGGAAACATCTATATACATTTAAGTAATATATTTCATTATCAAGCTACTGCATTCTACTACAATTTAGAAGATAGAATAGAGTGTTTGAATGATATAATAAGACGCATTAATAACTCAAATATTGGCCATAGAGTAATGCTAACTTATATGGATCCACAGATGCAAAAACCACCAAAAGGAACATGGGTAAAAGACATTCCTTTACAAGAATTACACGATAAATTCCGTGTTTTTCCTTGGCAAAAATAATAAAAAAATTAAATTAATTTAAAAACCCTTGTTTTATAAGGGTTTTTTTATGACTTTTTTTAACTTATCTGGTTGACAAGCAAGACGTCTTACTGTATACTGTAAGTATAGTTAATAAAAACAGGAGTTAAAAAACATGGCATATATTACAAGCAAAGATGTAAAAGCAGTTAGAGAAGCACTTAAAGCTGAATTTGGTAAAAAGTTTAAATTTAGTGTTACTAAGCAACATCATTCAAGCGTAAACATTACTGTTAAATCAGGACCTGCACCACTTGATACTTATGAGATGAAGAATCAAAGAGGTGATATGATGGCTAGCAATGGTCATTTTCAAGTAAATCATTATCATACACATATGTATGGTGAATTCCAAGGTTTCTTTGATAGGCTTTCAGAAATTGCACATACTGCACCAGGTTTAGCAGGTGGTAGAAAATGGTTTGATGATAGTGATGCAATGACAGATTATTTCAGTACTGCATATTATGTTAATATCAGTGTTGGACAATGGGATAAACCTTACGTACAAACTTCTTAAGAAAGGAAAAAATGATAGAATATAAAAAAGACAACCCACACAAGGAAATAGGTAAACAAAAGTTTAGAGTTAAAACTTATTACACGGCGTGGGTTGAATATGATGTTATTGCTGATAATAAAGACGAAGCTATGGACAAAGTAATTGAACATGGTGGAATTGAGAAAATAGATTGGCAAGATGGTTGTTTAGGTGATGCAGAAGTTTATGCATGTGACCACAATTTTGTAGAACATGGTGATACAGTAAAAGTAGAAGAATGTGTACCATATGAAGATACAGATATTGACACTGGTGAAGAAATGTTAAATTACGAAGATCCAGATTGGACTTCAGATGAATATAGATGGAAAAAGGAAGTATAATATGAATCA